GGCCTGCGCGGCCGCCGCATCGAGAAATTGTCGCTGTGGATCGTTCATAACGTTAAAATCTCCGGATGACCGAGTTCTCCGGTGATATCGAGAGGGAATGCATGGAAGCCGCCGAGGTGCTGATCGACGAGTACTACGCGGAGAAAATCCTAAACATGTCCTTCGAAGAGGAAACAGAGCTATCTCAGCTCACCGATCAGCTTCTCGATCATCCCGGCCCGGAAGCCTTAGAAATATATGTGAGTTGGCGCCGTCGCCATCCGGTATAGCTTTGCGTTACCGATATCGGCGCCGGCGAGCTCGTCGACGAGGCCCGCGGGGGAGACGAAATCGGCGTCTGGGTAGTGGTTCAGAAGATTAGCCACGAGCTATCACTCCACGCCCGTCATCACGCCAGTCACCCCAAAGGGGGAATATTCACCGTAATCACTGGCGCTCGTCGGCCCCTGGAATTCGTAAACCGAAACATCGGTTTGCCGCACCATCAGGTCGACGCCCAGCGCGGGCGCGCCATCTTTGCTGCCTTCGCTGTCGAGCGTGATGCCCGCCTGCGTGATCTCAAACGTCTGCCCGAGAATTCCCCAGCGTGCGTGCGTAAAGTAGAGGGTGTCGCCGGCTTCGAGCTGCAGCGCGGTGATCTTGCAGGCGAGGGTAAGCGTCTGCTGAAAGCGCGTGCGCATCAGCGCGATTTTCGCCAGGCGTTGCGCCGTCCAAAGCGAGGTGGTGAAGTCGAGCTGCAGGTCGAGCCAGATAATTTGGCCGCCATCTTCGCTGTTCAGGTAATCAGGTTTTCCCGCCATACCGTTCGCCTGGTAAGCCGGGAAGGGCTGCGCTTGCCAGATGCCGGGAAGTTGCGACATGGTGGCCGCGGCCGCGGGATTCACCGGAAGAAATGCGGGCACATAGCGCCCCTTCACAGAGTTGCAAACTTCGCGTCGCGAGAGCCGAAAGTCCCCTTTCAGCGCACCGCGCAGATCGGTATCGCCAATTGCCACCGTGGGAGTTTGAAAGCTGCCGGCAAAAATGTGCCAGAGATCTCCCGGAGGCACCGCCCAGCCCGCCATTGAGGCGCAGATCGCGATAAGCACATCGCCGGGGGTCGAGCTGAAGTCGAACATGCCATTGCAGCTATAGCGATCTTCATAAACCACGGTGTTGTCGGCGTTCCAGATGATGAGCTCGCCTTCTTCGCAAATGTTTGCCGCGGCAATGACCGAACTCACGTCGATGGTGTTCGCGGCGGCGCTCATGCCGTAGTCGGTATCTTGTAAATAGTCGTAGAGCACGAGCGCCGGGTTCGAAGGGCTGATGGCGTTCGAACTGCGGCCGAGACAAACCCAACTCACGCCGCTGTCGCTGGTAGTACCGCCCAGCGTGAGCGAAAACCCAGGGTAGTTTGCTCCGGTGGTGCCAGCGGTGGCGACCAGTTGCAAGTAGCCCACGGGCGCTTCGATGATGTCGCCTGCGCTGTAAGCCTGGCTCTTGAGCCAGGCATCATTCACCAAGCAGTTGTTTAGCAGGTTGCCCTGCGGGTTGCTGCTGAGTCCGTTCGAGACGCACAGGCTGCCCGGCGTCATTGTCTGGCCGAATTGGCTGGTCCAGCTGCAGCCGCCATCGGCCACCGTTGCCGGAAAGCTTCCGACGCCTTCAAAATTCGGTCGCGTAGCGCCAGAGGTTCCGCTGGCATTGGTCTGCACGAAAATCACGCCGTAGTTGTCCGCGATCCAGTTGTACTTCACGTAGCCGGCGGATGGCTGCCACGCGGTCACGATGCGTGGGTCGACCAGTTTTTTCCCGGTGACCAAGAATTGAATATTAGGGATCTGCCCGGCGGGGAAGAGCGCGGTCCACGAGGTATCGGCGCGGCAAATCACATGCACCTTGGCGCAGCCCTGCTGCTTGCAGGACGAGTTGTTCCATGACGAGTCGGAGGCTGTCAGGTTAGGAAACGGCTGAGATCCAAACCAATCGCCGCGGCCAAAATCGAACTCGAAGAAAATGTGCTGCCAGTAGAAATCGATAATGGCCGTATCGGGGTAAACGTGCCACAGTGTGTCGGTGCCTTGCGGGTTGTAGCACAGGTCGGGGTTCGTGGGAAAGACGCCGAAGTTGTAAATGGTGCCGTCGATGATGACCGCATCGAAGCTCGAAATTTCGTTCGCGGTGAGGGTGTAGACCAGGTGCAGGTACTGGTTGGTATCCACCAGATTTTGTGAAGGCGGAAAACTGGCGTAGGTGAGCACGCCCGCGGTTTGACATTGCCCGTTGATCACGCGCCGCGGCGCCGGTCCGTTGCTGAAGCTGATGGTGTTGGGGCCGGTGACGGAGTTGTTCGTGGGCCGCAGCGCAATGCCCACGCCGGTAAGCGCGGTAGTGAGGCCGATGGAAATCATCGCCGTCATCATGGCGGGGCTCGCGCCGATAGCAATGATGCCTTCGGTGGCGAGCAGCCCGGTGGCGGCAAGGGCGATGCCGCCGACGATCAGGCCGATTTCTTCTGCGGTTTTGCTCATGAGCCGACGCGCCAGGCGCGCTTCCAGCGGTGCATGTGCACGCGACGCGTGCCCTGCTCTGACATGCAGACGGCGAAGCGCGGATCGAGGCCAACCACGCCCAGCGCGCCATAGGGACTCGGGTTCAGCGGAGTGCCGTTATCCACCCACACGATGTCGCCGCGGCGCGCAAAGGTGACGGGGATGATCTCAGGCATGGCATGCGCCGCCGCGATCGAAGCTGCGTATGCGCCGAGGTTCGCGAAGCCGTTCAGAAAAATCTTTTCCGCGCTGATTTCATCGCTGTAAGTTCCGCGAAGCGCAGCCGCGACGTCGACGCCGGTGGCTTCACGGATCCAGCGCGCCACAAATTGTCCGCAGTCATACTGCCCCCAGGTGAAGACCACCGCCTGCGAGCTCTCTACGAGCAGGTGAAGCCGGCGCGGCCAATCGTGTGCGCGTTGCATTTTGAACGATCTAGCTATGAACGAAGACAGCACAGGCCACGCGCCGCGCGCTGGCCGGATCTCCTGAGCCGTTGTAAAACAGCGAGCGCACAATGATGAGGCACTCGCCAGGACTTATTCCTGTGACCACGCCGGTTCCCGGTTCTACCGTGGCTACTCTAGGGTTGCTGCTGGCCACCACCCAAGGCCAGGAAGAGCCGCCACCTGTGCCCGCGGGCTTGGTGTAATAGCTGCCGTCGCTGTAGTTCAGGGTGGCGTTGATTTGCACTGTGCCGCCCACGGCGATGTCGGCGTTGGCGGGAGAGAGTATGCAATCGACGGGGAAGACGGAGCCGAAGTTGTAAGGCGCCGGCCAGTAGAGCGGAATGTTAGCGAGGTGGTCGACGAAGCTGAAGCCGAGATCGCCGGGCTGGTAAATTTGCTGGTCGGCATCGTCGAACATGCGGCTGGGTGCTTGTTGCAGAGAAAGCAAAGTATTCTCGCAAGTGATGCTGATCGTGGAAGTTTCGCCGGAGTCGTTCAGCGTGGGCACATCAAGCGCACCCGAAAAAATCAGTAGCGGGTCGGGAATCAGGTTGCCGCTGGAATCGAGAAAGCCGACATAGATTTGCGCGGTGCCGGTAATGCGTACCTGGCCGATGGCGTCGCTGAGCAGTTCGCTCGGAATGCCCGAGAGCGAGAGTGTCACATTCTGCGCCTGCACTTTTGTGGTCTGCGGCACATTCGAGATTTTGCCGAGCCAGCCCAGGCCAGTGAACTGCTGCCCGTAAGGGAAGGAGGAGAGCGCGCTGTAAGCCGGTCCTGCCGGCGTCATGCTCTGTATGCCGTTGAACAGATACAAAGTTTCGTTGGCGAATGCCAGCACCACAAACAGTAGCGGCCGCGAGACAGCCAGCGTGCCGCTGCTCGCAAGCTGCGCCAGCACTGTAGGTGAAATTAAGCGAGGCACAAGAAAGAAAACTTAGATAACTTGATTCCGCGCGGCGAACGCCGCATCGATCCAGCCCAGCTTCACCGCAGCCGCCTGCTTATCCCAATCGGGGGGGAAGGGAAGCCACTCGCGCATCGATTCGCAAAACGCTTCGTAACACGCGCGGCCGAGCGCTTCTTTTTGCTGCTGGCTCGTGGTCATGGCAGGTTGGCCTCGCGCGCTTTGAAGCTCACCGCATAGACGCGATTCTTATCGATCTTCCATTGCGATTTGTTTTCCGTGAGGCGGAAGGTGCCGGCGCAGTTCTGCGTCACCACGGTGACGCCGTCGGCAATGGCCTCGCGAATCGAGGGACGAATATCCAGCGTCACATCGCCTCCCGAGCTGCTGTTTGCGTTCAGCAGCACTTTGTGCAGGCGCTGCTGGCCGCCCGCCGCCGTTACCTGTACATAGTCGCCGGCCACGGCCCAATTTGTGAGTGAAGCAGTCGCGCCGCGAAGCGTGAGCTGGGTGGCGCCGCTGGCCTGCGCTCCGTTGGTCACCGGAGTGCCGCTCATCTCACCCTGCGGCGTGGGGCGGTTGTAGTCGCCCATCAGGAAGTACCCGGACTTGCCGTAGAGCGCATTCAAAAAGCTCACCCATTGCTCGGCTTGCTGCAGCAGCATAGGAGGCAGGTTGGCTTCGATGGTGAACATGTCGCCGGGCCAGAGTTGCTCTTGCTCGCTCAAGCTGAACGGAGAAACGTTTTCGCCGACAACATTTTCGAGCGCCATCGTGAAATCTTGCGGACCGATTCCGCTGATCACAGGCGGCAAAATTGGATAGTTGAGGCTCACGGGTGGAATGGGGACTTCGAAGATGAGACAGTTTTGGGTGTCGCGAATGCCGCCCGTGCCCAGTGTGGGCACTTCAAAGATGAGGCAGTCCTGTGTATCGCGAATCGCCACAAGTTAGAGAACCGCCTGCTTCCAGAAGTGGGCCGCATCCGCTGCGGCCGCAGTCCAGGCGCCCAGCGTGTTGGGATCTTCCAACGCGATTCCATCGAAAAATGCGTAGCTTGAGGCCAGCACTTGCGACGCAACTCCCACCGACGAACTTCCGCTGAGTAATCCGATTTGCAACTCGCGGGTGGCGCCATCATCTTTTCGCGCCATGGCTCGCGCGACTACCATAACTGGTGCAGCAGTGAAGCCCGCGCTGGGCATGGTGTAATCGTCAATGGGGTGCGGGCCGGTTCCGCTGTACGCGGCCGAGGTGTAAGTGGAGTCGCCATCGGGAGGGTTGTCATCCTCGCACTGCCAATTGGCCGCGGCGCCATTCGGGGTGAAGCCGGAGTTCGTGCCGGCGCCGGCAGGCAACTTGGTGACCAGTCGGCTATCCTGTCCGGTCGCGCCCAGCGGAGAGTTCTGAGTTGAGCCGGTGTTATCCCAGACGCGGACGTCGTCCCAATAAGAGCCGGCATTGTCAGGATCGGCAAGCTGGATCTGGTTGGCGTAGGCGTTTGAGGTCTCTTGCGTATTGATAGCGGTGACCGCGATCACCTGGACGCCATCCACCCACACAAAGGCGCTGCCGCTGGTGCCTGAGGCGACAGTGAACTCACACTCGATCCCATAATATGTATTGGGGCTGATGACGCCTGGCCCGCTGCTGAAGAGCAAAGTGGTATAGGGTGATGCCCATGCGCGATAGATCTGCAACGCTCCGCTGTTGGTTACAACTACGTTGACCTGGAAGCTGCCATTGTCAAGCACTCCCACGACATTGACGCTGAAGCCGACTGTCGGCAGGGCCGGATAGTAGACGGCGACTCTCGGAATCCACGTCGCCTGGTTCGACAGCATGTTCTTGCGGCAATAGGCGCCCCCGGGCAAATACAAGCCCTGCCCTGGAAGCCCGGCGGGAGGGGCGAAGCGGCGGTACGAAGTCCCAATAATCGCACTGCCCGACACCGTCTCCCACAGCGTGGAGAGCGTGCTGTAGTTATCGAAGCCGTCGGTGAACTGGTAGAAGCGACATTTCTGCGCGCGCGTGACGATGCGGCGCGCGTCGAGCACGGCGGCATCCCAGCCGGCCAGGTTGTGAGCTTTGTGTGAGTTCATTTTGGGATTAAAGAGTTAAGGGGCTTTCGACCCGCCACCAAAGTGGGGCTTGCCACGCCGCGCCCGCGGTGGCATCATGCGAACGCTATGAAGATGTTCGTTCTGGCTACCGTTCTGCTTTTTCTCGCGCTGCCGACGCAGGCGATGAAGAACCGGCAGGTCAACGTTCGTGAGTCTTGCGATGATGTGTGGTTAGCCGCTGTCGCCGTCGCAAAAACGCAGGACTATCGCATCATCAGCATTGCGAGCGATGAGCGTATTATTTCTGTGGCGGCCGGCGGCATCTGGTGGGGCGAACGCATGATGTCCGTCAGCCTATCGCCGGGAGCAGAGCATGGTTGCACAATCTCTGTCCAGAGCCGCTACTCTGGCTTGCAGCACTCTGACGCGCCCGATTTGCTGGCACGCATCCGTGTCCGCCTGCTGAGTAAGGGCCTCGATCCCGATTCGCCGGCGCTGCAAAAATTCCACTCCTGCATGAATTCCTACAACCCGAGTGTAGAGAAGTGCGAAGAGAAACTGCGCAAAGCTCTTGTGGCTCACTCCGATCAGCCGCCACAGGAGCCTCAACCTAACAACCTTCCCGCCCCGGCGACCGATGGCTGGTGGAATCATCAACCGGCCAAACCGGCGAATCAGACGGCGGAGCAGACTGAGCCGCACTAGCGGCTTCCAGCTGTGCGCTTCTGTATCTCGCTGAAGTTGGCCACGGCCTCGCCGATAATTCCCGGCCGCGCCGCTCGCATGGCCCGCGCAAAGTCCGCTTTCCGTAACAGATCGTCGGTGACCACGCTTCCGCGCATGTCGTAGTAGTGCGTGTCGCCGCCCGAGCGCAACGACGATGACGGAGTCACCGAAGTGCCGCCAGGCAGGTTCATCAGCTCCGGGCCTTGCTCCCCTACCCATGCCAAGCCTCCGGGCGCGGAGTCGGTTCCGCTGGCAAAGCCGGGCGCGTCGCTACTGACGAAAGATTCATCAAACCCGCCGCCTGCAGCTCCGCTAATGTCGCCTTCGCCTGCAGCTCCGCTAATGTCGCCTTCTGCGCCGTGAGCCTGCAGGCTTAACGCCGCGGCCTGCAGCGTGGTAGCAGCCGCCATTAGCGTAGTGGATCCACTTTGCAGCGTACCTGCCGCCGCTGCGAGCGATGCTCCGCTACCCGCGGACGTGCCTTGCTGCGGGAACAGGCCGCTGAGGCTTTTGCCAATGCCGGTGCCCGAGATCGCATGGAAGAGTCCGGCAATATCTTTTTGCAGCGTGAACTTGAAGGCTTCCTCACTCATGCTGCGGAATAGATCTTTCCACTTGGCTTTGCCTTCGAACACCGCTTTGGTAAGCTCGTCTTCGAATCCCTTTAGTCCACTGTTGAGCAGCTCGAACGCCATCTTGCCATTCTGCGAGCTGTCGATTTCTAGCTGGGTGAAGAATGCGCGCGCGCCATCGGCCGCCGACTGCGAGTGCTTCAGGAAAGTTTCTAGTTTTTTTTGCAGCTCATCGACGTTCTTGCCGGTCTGCTCGGCGAGCTGCTGCTCCGCGGCTTTGAACTGGTCGGTCGAGAGCCGGCCCTGATCGAGCAATTCTTTCAGCACCGCGAGCCCGGTCTGGTATTTCTGCAGCGGAGTCTCGATCTGGTTCAGCACGTCGCCGGCTTTTTGCCAACTGGCATTTTGGTCGCCCTGTAGTTTTTCGAGTTCCCCCTGGTCTTTGAGCTGTGGCGCTCCCGGCGGTGGCGCCACAGTGCCAATGCTGGGGAAATTCAGCGCCTTCGAGCGCTGCTCCCACTGCAGGCTTTCAGAGAGTGTGCCCATCTCCCGAATTTTGCCGAGCGCTTTCTCCAGCTCGTCGTTGGTGTGCATCCAGCTCTTCCAGCCGGCGTCCGAGGCTTCGTTCCAGCGCTTTAAGTCGCCCTGTAGATCCGCTATCGCTTTGCGCGACTGTTCAATGGCGTCGGCCTGGCGCGCTTCATTTTCGGCACCGCTGCGGTCTTTGCCACTGGCGCCGAGGACCTGCTGGATTTGTCCCAAGTTATCTAAGAATTGTTTCTGCCGATCGATCTCTGGTTGGCTGTATATCTGACTGAAGGTGAAGCCTTGCTCGAAGTCACCGCCCGTGACCTGCTGGCCCACGCGGTTCGATTCCTTCATCGCGTCGAGAGCGTTCTTCGCTGAGGTGACCTGTTCGGCCAGGTACTTTGCGCTTTCCTTTGTCCGGTTGAGCGCGTCGAGCTTTGACAGCTCATCGAATCGCTGTCGGATCGTCACGAGTTGCTTGTCGATCGCTTCAACGCCGAGCTCGCCCTGGGAGCTGAAGGTTACATGCGCAGCCTCGCCGATCGCAGCCAGGAACTTTGTGGTCCAACTGCTGGCATCAGCAGCGGCCTTAGATTCTTTCTGCATCGCCTCCGCGAGTTCGTCAATCTTCTTGCGTCCTTCCTCGATCGATGTGTAATCGATTTCGAAGAGCTTTTTATCGAGTCCCGAGAGCGATCGCAGTTTGTCGGCCTTCTCAAACGACTGCATCGCGTCACTGAAGACCTCGCCGACTTTGCGCGTCGATTCCTGGAATTCTTCTTCCGCCTTCCGCGCGCGTTCCACGCTCTTCGCGATTTTGTCGAAGGCCTCAAATCCCACAGAGACCAGCGCACCGGCGATGCCGACGCCGAGCAATGATTGCAGTGCGGTGGCCAGGCTGGGGAACTCCTGCGTGAGGATTCGCGTCAACGGCCGCGAGACGTGGATACCCAGAGCCTCATCGATGAGCCGGAAACTTTCGGCGCCCTCGCGCGAGGCGCGCTTCATCTCCGCGCTCATGCCCAGCGTTTGCTGGTTCAGAATGCGGAAGGCCTCGGGCGCGTCCTTCTGCAGCGCAGAAAGATCGAGGCCGAAGCCGACCATCAAATTTGCGAGGTTGTTCGACATTAGGTTGCGAAGGAGAGAAGGCCTCGAGGTTCCGGGCCGCCGTTGCCGATGAACATGTTGCGCATCATGCGGCGGCTGAACTCTTTTGAGAGATACGCTTCAAGGTCGAAGGCCGAATCCTGCAGCAGCTCCAACGACGGAAGAAGGGGCGTGCAGTCGAAGACAAGATGATATTCGGGTACGACGATTTCGCGTGGAAAACTGAAGACGCGAAAGGGATATGTTCTGACTGCGCTGGCCGCCGCCGCGCCGGCAGCAATTCCACCAACTAACGACCTCAAGAATGCGCGGCGGTTCATCGTCGCATTCTAGCTAAAGATTGAACCCAACGAACGCGCGCTGTTGCACCGCGCGTGCCGCGGCTTCCCAAGCAGCCTGAATTTCGGGATGCTGGTCTTTCCAGGTTGGAAGCGGCTCGCCGGAGATCAGCGACTTCCCGCCGCACTTCGCGGAATATCCCTCGTTAAGCTACTTGTCCCAGCGTCATTGAAGATTTTCTCCGTATGCTCTGTGATTCTGTAGTGAGCTCGTTTTTACGTGACCAGCGTTTCCACGCGGCCGAGAGCATCGCGGAAGTGTTTGCTAGGTTGTTACTCATGAAGTGCTTTCACCACAGAGTCACAGAGGCACAGAGAGTAATATTTGCAGCTAGGAAAGTAGCGACGGAAGCGGCGGAGCGCGTGACGGCGCGATGTAGCTGGCATAATAATCGCGACCGTCATCCCCTCGTCGAAATGGAACGCAGGGACCGGCGTCGCTGTGAATTTGTATTGGCGGATTCTCACAGGCGTTTCTATGTGACCAGCGATTCCACGCGACTCAGCGCCTCACGGAAATGTGCGGCGACGGCTTCGACGGCCGCATCCTGCGAACTATCAAAGGCCGGCTTCAGCCATGGATGCGGCGGCACGTCATGGCTGCCGAGTTCGATCTGGCGCCCAGTGCGGCGGCGCTGCTTGGCCGAACCAAAACGCGACGCCCAGGAGCACCCCGGCATCCCGTGGCCGCGCTCAACGAAGCCTCCATATACTCCCGGCGAAGTAGTGCTGTCGGCGCTGCCAGCATAGCGGCCGCGCTTGCGCGTTTTCATTCCAGGGCCTGGATAACCAGGACCGACCATCACGCGCATGTTCGCCAGGTCGCCGCCTATCTTCACCACAACGACAATGTCTTCGGCGAGCTCGCCGGTCTTGCGCGGCGCTGATTGCTCCGCGGTCGCCTGGATGATTTCGCCAGCCTCTTCGAGCGCCGGTCGCGCAACCTGGCGTGCCAGCGCGAGCGGAAGCTGATCGAGCCGCCGAGCCAGCTCAGCGAGGCCGCTTACTTCGAAGGCGTCAGGCATATAATTGCGCGAATGATTCCACCGTTTACGATTACACCCCTCGCGGGAATTCGGGTCATCTTCTCCGAACACATGAAGGCTGACACCATTCTTCCTGTGCCGCTGTTCTCTCGGCCAGGCCCGCCGGTTTTCATTTGTCGGTCGAAAGAGGATCTGCTTCGTGCGATTGATCGCCACTTCTGGAGGCAGATGGGGATTGAAGACCCGCGGCTATCTCCGGATCAAACGCCGTGAGTTCGCTGTCGGCGACGTGGCCGCCGAGAACTTCGTCATGCTTCGCGCCCACGAGGATCTCCTGCTCGGAGTTCATAATGCGCACGCGTACGCCGTCGGCGTTGATCGCGAGCACCTCGCACAGCAGCATCGCTATGCCGCCCTCGCGCAGCGTGCCTCCGTTCACATCGAGCATAGTTAGCTGCTCTTTTGAACTTCGATCTGCGCCGGCTCAACCCAGAACGCGGTTTTGGTGCGGCCTTTCAGTGCGCCGCCGACGTTCGGGTTGACGTGGCCATAGGCCTCGTCGGTTTCAAGATGCACCAGCGGAGCGGCGTTGCCAACCAGTTTCACGACGCGGCACGGCACCAGCACGGTGTCGCCCACTTTAACTTCGGCGCCCTTGCTATCTTTGTATTCCATTGTGCTTCCTCCAGTTTGAAAGTGTAGTGGTGTCGATTACTTCACATTGTTGAAAGTCTTGGCAACCTGGCGTCGAAAGCGATCGAGATCCTCCGCTTCAGGAGCGCCATCGTCGAAAGTATCTCCGGCGGCGACGCGCTCGGCGAATTCGATCAGCCGGTCTTCTTCGCTCTTCACCACCGCATCAGGCATGAAGTCACCGGGCGTCCAGCCGTCGGGCCGCTTCTCCCAGTCGTTGTGTGTGTTGTAAATCGCCGCCTGGATTCCAGCCGCGGCCGCGAGTCGATCGAGCCGGCAATCTTCATCGGCTTCAAACAGCAGCCCCAGCTCGCGCGGCGTGGTGGCTAGGAACTCGCTGCGGGTGAAGCCGAAGCGTCGACGGGCGCGGGCGTAGAGCCAATCGATTCCGTGTTGCTTTGCGCCGGCGCCAGCGGTTCTTCTTCGGCCTCTGGCGCCCCGGCTTTTGGGTCCGCGTCCTCTTTCGGTTTTGGCAAATTGCTACGCAGAGCGGCGCTCATCCCGGCGTCAATCTTCGCCAGCTTCGCGTCTGGAATCCTCAGTCGCTTGAGTTGCTGCAAAGTAAGCGGCGCGGCCCAGTTGCCTTTCGCATCTTCCCGGTGCAATCCGGCCCATAGCAAGACTAGCCATCGCTCCGGATCCTGCACGAGCGATAGCTGACTGCTCTCCTGCACGTCGAAAATCGATTTTCCAGTGGCTTGCTTGTAAGCGATCGAGGCAGCCATGGTGAATTCGAGGGGATATTCGATATCCGCGATCGTCACTGTCACCGGCGCGCCGTTGAGTTCCTGCTG